CAACAGTTAGAAAAAACCCATCGCCCACTAAATCGACAGGAGGACTACCTGCTGTCACACCTATTGAGGTTGATAGAGTACGAAGAAGCGTATTAGATGTAGTTCGTAACAACATCCCCAAGGTTCGTGGCGTATTAGATGGAACGGTCAAGTGGGATAACCAACAAGTCCGTGTATTTGGAATGATGCTCAACAAAGTGATGCCTGATTTACACCATAGCTTCAACGAACACACCGTTGAGACTAAGAAAGTAGACCAGTTAAGCATTCAAGAGCTAGAAGAGATAGCCGCAAGGGCAGACGAACAGGAGAAAAGTGTGGTAGATTTAGAAGAACAAGGAGAAAAAGCCGATGGCGAAGAAGAAAGCAAGTGGTCCGTGCAAAGGGAAGAGCCTAAACAAGCCATTTAGAACTCCCGGTAAGCCAAAGAAGTCTGCTGTCTGCGTAAGCGATGGAGATAAGATTAAAATTGTGCGGTTTGGAGACCCCAACATGACAATTAAGAAGAGTATTCCTGCCAGACGAAAGAGTTTTAGAGCGAGACACAAGTGTGCTACGCCCGGTCCGAAGACAAGTGCAAGATATTGGAGTTGTAAAGCGTGGTAAGTGTAACTCAGGCTCAAGCCGCCAGACAATTACTAGCGTTAAGAAAGGCTCAAGGTTCTTTTGTGGACTTTGTTAAGGCATTGAACCCTGACATGGAGTTTGCTCCATTCCAAATCGAACTAATGGAGACACTGGATGCACTCGAAAAAGGAACACTCGGAACAAAACGAGTTCTCATTACCATGCCCCCCAGACATGCCAAGAGTTTCATCGCCACAGTCCACTTCCCCGTCTATTATCTTGCTCGTAAAGCGAACAGGAACGTACTTTCGACCTCATACAATCAAGACTTGTCTAAGACATTTGGTCGTCAAGTGCGTGATTTGGCGCGTGAACTTTTTGTTGGTCAGGCGTTCCCTGATTTTGCGATGTCGGACGAGAGCCGTGCCGTGGATGATTGGCGTACTACAATGGGTGGTACTTACTTTGCTACAGGTATTGGTGGTTCTACTACGGGTAGGGCTGCTACCCTTCTTATTCTTGATGACCCTATCAAAGCAAGGGAGGAAGCTGATAGTGCAACTCAGAGAAACAAAACTTGGAGCTATTATGTTTCCGCATTAACAACTCGTAAGCAACCAGAGCCAGATGGAACAGCCGCATTAGAGATAGTCATACTAACTCGTTGGCATCCAGACGATGTTGCGGGTAGATTGATGGACACAGAAGATTGGAAAGAAGGCGATTGGACACATATAAACTTTTCTGCCATCGTTGAGAGCAATGGAACACTACAGCGTAGCGTCACAGACCTACCAATAGAAGACCCAAGACATGTACCAAGAGGTAAGTTGTCAACAGTATCTCCTGCAAAGCGAATTTACTATGAGACAGAAGAGACAGCTTTGTGGAGCGAAAGGTTTCCGTTAGAAGAATTAAAGAAAAGAAAAAGATTAGACCCTAGAGAGTTTGCATCGTTATACCAACAACAGCCATTCATTGCGGGTGGTAATCTTATAAAGCAAAGTTGGTGGAGACAATACGAACCTAAAGAGGTACAATGTAATACGGTAATCATATCCGCAGACACAGCTTTTAAGAAAACAGAACAATCAGATTATTCTGTCTTAATGGTACTTGGTACAGACCAAGGCGGAGACATGTACATCTTAGACATCATAAGAAACAAATATGATTTTCCAGAATTAAAAAGAGCATGTACAACGCTGAACGCTAAGTGGCGTGGCAGGGGTTTACGGGGTATGTATATTGAGGATAAAGCATCAGGACAAAGTTTAATACAGGAGTTGAGAAATCAATCTGGTATAGCTGTTCTTCCGTATAAAGTTGTGCAGGATAAAGTTGCGAGGCTAAACGCCATAACACCTCTTATAGAGGGTGGTAGAGTATTCCTTCCTAATTCTGCCCCTTGGCTAGATGACTTCTTAGAAGAAGCACAGCAATTCCCCAGTGGAAAACACGATGACCAAATAGACGCTTTGTCTATGGGCATTGATGCGTTGAGCAGAATGTCGGGTGTGTCTATGGACATGCTTAATGTTCCGATAGAGATTTCTAGTTCCTTAAATGCTAATTTTCCTTCGTTCCAATCGGGAGACAAGGAGTGGGTTGATAAGTTGCGAGATAATCAGAAAGACCGTTTTACAAATTGGGGAGAGTTGTAGGACGACAAACCGTTTAGATTGGTGGATAAAGCATTATGGATTATAGAAGCGAAACAATACAGCCGTCTGACATTGTCGTAGATTTGTCTCAGCATGTAAATGCTCTGATGGATTACGCTGACATCTCAGATATGCTTACAGACGAACAAGAAAAGAAGATTGTAGATTATGTCCGTGCCGCTTCTAAGATGTCCTTTGACAGGATATCCCGCAGGTATGACCATTGGCGTGACGCAGACAGAGCACATGATGTATGGGTACCGGCTGACAGCACAAAGTTTCGTGAAAAAGCAGTAGTAGCAGATACAAGGGCTATTGCAGACACAGTCTTAACTTATCAGATGGCGGCTCTAGCGGGTCGTAATCCTATGTTCCAACTTGAAGGAATGAACAGGAAGTCCAAACGAGCATCGTTAATTCTAGAAAGATTACTACACCAACACATGAGGCGAACAGCAGGAGAGGCTCGTCTAGCACAAATGTTGTTAGACAGTATCCGTTATGGCTTCGCACCTACAAAAATTATTTGGGACCCAAAAGAGAATACTAACAAAATAATAAACTCAGACCCTCGTAAATGTTTTCCAGACCCAAGGGTTAACTGGGGCGATTGGGAGAGGATGCAGTTTATAATATTTTCGGACTACATTTCTACTAATGCACTACTTGCGGGTGGTATGTATCCGAAGGTTGCCAAGTATCCCGGTCTCAGACGTAAAGGTAAACGACAATCAGGTTGGGATGCACACAAGCATTGGCAAGAAGAGGGGCGTGGACTTTCGATTAATCCAGAAGAGCCATCAGGAAGCGAAAATGGACACCACTTCACGCTCGACCAAGCTCGTGTGGTAGACGAAATGTGGGTTCGGCTTCAAGGCTACGAGATAGGAGTACCGTCTCTCGAACAAGTGTGGATGGTTGTAACAATCTTAGACGAGGAAGCTGTCATAAGGTGTCAGTTAAATCCTTATGGTCAACAATTCCCTGTGGTTGTCGGTGGACTATACCAAGATAATCACAAAACATTTAGCCAATCGTTATACGATTTGTTACTTCCATTGCACGAAGTTTCTACATGGCTGTTACGCTCACGAATTGACAACGTACAAGCTGCGTTGAACAACTTAATATTCGTAGACCCTACACAGGTGTCTGTGCCAGATTTAGTGGACAGAAATCCTTGGGGTGTCGTAAGAACCATGCCGGGAGCTAAGCCGGGAGACGGTGTTTTTATTGCTGAAGTCCCAGATGTAACGAGGGGGCATTGGAACGATATAGCCGCAATGAGCGATATGAAGCAAAGGCTGTCTGCCGCTTCAGACGCACAACAGGGAGTACCAACAGGAGATGTTCGTACTGCAACAGAAATACAAAGACTTACTCAACTTGGGTCTCAACGATTAGGGGTCATCGCAAGAATTATGTCGGCAACTACTGTCAGACCTATGGTTCGTATGATGACACAAAACCTTCAAGACGCAGTGTCTCTAGAGGGTTCACTAAGGATTGACACCGAAAATATGTCAGGTGGTTTAGTCAAGATGGCAGAGGATGGTTATGTAGACTTTGATGTAACTGCGTTGCAAGGCGACATAGACTATCTTGTAATTGATGGTACACTACCATTAGAGCCTAGTCGTTCTCCAGAAACTTGGATGAATATGATACAAGTTCTTAGTCAAAGTGGACTACAGATGGAGTACAAAACTGGTAAGATTGTAGAAGAAGCAATAAGAAGCATGGGTATAACCGATGTTGAACAATTTAAAATAAGCGAAGAGGAAAAAGCTCAAGGACCAACACCGTCACAACAAATGGCACTGATGGAGAAAGCCCGTGGTGCTAGTGTCATGCCTCAAGAGGAGCTTATGAGAGAGGCAGAAAAAGGAAATGTTAAACCAATGGCTGAAGGGAATTAAACGTATGGGTAGGAAATCATATGACATCGAAAAAAATACGGGTCTAACCCCCTTGGCTAAAGAGTATATTAAGCTTGTGGTAACTGAGCAACTGTCTGGAGTTCAAGAGGAAATCAGGTCTGTCTTTAGTGAATTAAAGGTTGCTATATCTTCTATGGACAACGGTTCTGCGTTAAATAAACGCATGGACGACATAGTTTCTAAAATAGCTTATCTTGAGAAAAGATATAAAGAAGATGATAAGTTTACTTTGACAAAGGCAAAGATGATTAACTTCATAGAAGAGCAGGATATAAAATGACCGCTACACCAACCACGCCAAAAACCGAACAGCTACAATTTAGGTCGGCTAAGACGGGTGTTCACAATTTAGACACCTATTTAGAAGCGTGTGAGTTTGGTACGTCAACTCTTCCTGTAGTCTTAGGTTCATTATTTACTTCAACAGGTACAATTAATCCCTCGTCTGTACAGTTCAGGGTAAAACCGAACGATATAGAAAACACCTTACAAGCCAGATTTGGTGTGTATACTAATGATAATGATGGTTGGGCAGACCTCAATCAAACTATCTTTAGGCAAAAGGGTGTATACGCATCTGGCACAAACTATAATAGATTAGACTTTGTCGAGGACGACAACAAGATATGGGTATGTAAAGTTGCACATACGGCAACAGCTACGTTCAATACCTCGTACTGGAATGTTGTTTTAGATGGTAGTGCTAGTTTAACATCAATTAACACTTTTAACACAACTTCAGCACCAAGGATTAAGAACTTGGAGAACGAAGTTTTGTTACAGCTTGGTATCGTATAGGAGATAAATTATGTCGATGAGTACACTAAAAGAAGTCGTTGAGGCGATTAAGACCCGAAGTCTTGCAATAGCAGGAACGACAACGGGAACAGTAGCAGGTTCAACCGCAAACGATATGGTCTACATCGCAAAAGCGGTAGAAGCCATTACGGGTGCAGACGCATTGTTGCAACTATTTGATGAGGCAAACGAGCCATCAAAACTACTAGATTACTCCACTGCGACAAGCGGTGTGTGGACGCTAAGTATTGATGACATCTCCAAGCCTGTTATCAAACTTACTCAAGCTTCGACACCAAGCCAAAGCGAACTTACTATAGTTGTACCAAACCGAGCGTTTACTGTTGTTATCAAGAACACTACTACTAAGACTGTACGAGTAAAATACACAGGTGCTTTAAATGCAGACACCGCAACTATCCTAGCAGGTAAAACTGGTTGGGTTAGTGGAGATTATAATTCCGCAGGAACTAACCAAGTATCTCATGTTGTTGATGTCGAAGCCATTACATCGGCTCTTACGACTGTAACAACTACACGAGGAGATATGATTTATCGTGACGGACCTCCTAACGACACAACCTTTACAATCGGAGTAAGGGTAAAGGTAATCAACTCATCAAATTATTACGAATTTAAGTTACCAGAAGACAATAGTTATTCTGTCGATGTTGACTTCAACATGTGGCAGGGAAAGACTTACATCTTTGACGTTTCAGACACCACAATGTCTGGACACCCACTAAAGTTTTCTACGACTAAGAATGGAACTCACGCATCTGGTGCAGAACTTTTAGACATCGCACCGACTGATAGCTCCAACGACATTACATACACAGGGACAGCAGGACAGACGAGTGCGGTGGTTACTATTGTAATGCCCGCAAATGCTACTGCCGATGCTATTTATCCGTATTGTGGAAGCCACACTGGGATGGGTAAGAACTCTGAGTTTAATATTTCTACGACTACAGGCGAAGTCAGGTTGCCATTAGGTGCAACTGGCACAGCACTTATCGCAAATACTGGCAACGGTGTTCCAGAATGGGATTATGTAGGAAAGCATATTGGCTTTCATTATCGTACAGACAA